GGGCGGGAAATTGACCGTGCCGCCGTTCGATACGAAGCCGCTGCCGGATACGGACACATTGGTGAAGTAAGCATCACCCGCCGTACCGGCGCAGATATTGATAACGAGATTTCGCGTATACGGCGATGTGATCGAGAGGCTGGCAGAGACCTGGCTGACATTCTGCGCCGCATTCCCGAACGTATAGGCTTGGACAGTACGCAGGTCAGATACACTGTTGAGCTGTTGCACCGTCGCATATGGCGCGAGGAGATTGGCCCAGGCTGCACCATCCGCCCCTGGGGTCGTCAGGTTGTTGTCGGCAGTCGATCGCCAATAAACGCCGGGCGTGGCGGGGTCGGCAACGATTGCATCAATCGGGTAGCCGTTAACTTTTTTTGCAAAAACCGCGTCGAATGGCGCAATTAGACTGTGCTTTCGGATAGCCGCTGTCAGTAGGGTATCGTCCTGCGCATTCAGCGCCATTCCCGCCGCCTCGATCGGGTTTGCGATAGCCTCCTGAATGCCATTCAGAAAGTCATCATCCACAACGGTGCCTGGCGATCCTGCCGCTGCGTTGCCGTCAGTAAAATAACCCGGCGTACCCCCGGTCGACGCGGTTGGTCGCGATGCTACGGCAGTGCTGGTACTGATCCTCTGCATGAAATAATCTTTCTCGCGTTGAGATGTTTTGGTCGGTCGAGTGGTTCATGGATCGTTTGAGAGCTGAGCGAAGCGCAAAATGAGGTGGCTCGGATTACGCGCCTCGATCTCACATCTCAAAGGTCCATTGCTCCACGTCATGAGAGCTTCTCCCGAGGCAAAAAGACCGGAGCGCGCCAGAATCTCAGTGACACTCGGCCCTACGACGAGCCAGCAAGATGCCCAGCCTTCGTTGAGCAGCGCATCGCCGCTCTTCAGGACACCGCTACGAGAGGGGGCATATTCAGTGATCGTGATGCTGTATCCGAGTGCCAGTGCAAATGCCGTGAAATAGGCAACGGATGCGCCACCATTATCGCTCAGCCTCGCGACCACTTGTGAACGACGCTGCCCAAGCGTTGCGCTCTCACCCGCACAAGGATCAGGAAGACCGAGTGATGCCTCCCATTCCGGCAGGAGCTCGATCGTACTTGCCGGGAACGCATCCACGAGGAGATTTTCCGCCCTTGCGCTGTTTCGCGCAAACCCCGCTCCCCAGGCGTTGGCAAGCAAGCTGGCCAAACCGTCCGGCGCACGTGTCCATGCCGGCCCTTGCGGCATAAGTTGCAGGATTGCCCTGCGGAAATCATCGGTGGAAAACATCGATACACCTCCACGTCATGACGCAAAGCTTATCGTGCCAAGCGTGGGCATCGAACCCACATCAACGGCGACGACAGGCGATGCCGGCGAAGAGATATTGAACTGCGACAACCCCAGCGCGCCCACAGCTTCATTCCACTGATTGGGGTATATCGTGCCACCCGGCGCCGCGAGCCGCGTGAACATGTCCTGAAGCGCCTGAGTTATGAGAGCCTGATTTGTTGTTGTGTTGTTTGCTCCAAGGCTCGCAATCGTAAAATTGACAGGCTGCCTGACCGGAGAACAGACGATAACGAGCGCGGTGACAGGACGCAGGGGATAGACTGCATTCGCAACTGCAAGCTGATCACCCGTTGCTACAGGGTAGCGGCTCTCGCCTGAGGCAGCCCCATCGGTGCCGACAGGGAAGCCTGCATTTGCAGCGTTGGCGTCGTCGAGCATGATGTAGATGACAACTGTTCCAGCGCCGAAGCCCAACGGGTTGACCCACGCACGGGTGACGCCGGGCACGGCCTCCGCCCAGCCCTGATAGTCTTCGCTATTACCGTTTTCACCGCCACGCTCGAAGGCCGCGAGGATACGATCTCGCAACGCATCGTCCTGCTCGGCATCTGCACCACCGGTGAATGCGACAGTTACGCTGCCCGTGGTTTGGATGCCCTCCAGAGGCGAGCCCAGCGTCGCAATAGAGCCAACTGCGACATTTCCCGCAGCCCCCGCTTGAGAGGCAGAACAAGCTGCGACGGTTACGCCGTTCGTCGTCACACTATCCGCAGTCGTGACAGCTGTAATGCCGCCCGTGATCTGGATTGTTGTGCCTGCTGGGATGACCTGCGCAGCGCTGACCGTGAAGGTGACCTGACCTGTGGCAGATGTGGCGGCCTTGCGAAAGGTATTCTTGAAGGCTCCCCAGGCTTCCAGATATTCGTCTGTCGCCGTCCAGGGCACTGCCTGACGGGCGATCCAGTCGAGATAGACGTAATGCAGCCATGACAGCCCGGCCATGACAGTTGCAAGCACATTCAGGACTGAATAGCGCAGGAGTGCGGTAACGCCGGGGATGCCGCCGTTCAGAATGTCCTGCCGGGCCTGCTGACGGAGATCGTCAAGCGTTGGTCTTTGATAAGGCATTCAGACAAGACCCTTCCACGCCCAGGAAAAAAAGAAAGTTTCAGACGACGAGACTGAGGGGCGCTTGACGGTGATCGCGAATTCGAGGGCCGAGGCGTTAGACGCGCTCCACCAAGCCGACACGGAAACGTCCTCTGCAATACCGTCAGCAATCAGCCATTGAAGCGCTTCACGACATATGGCCTGAGCTTCTGCAGGCAGCGCTGCCTCACCCGCTTTGACGGCGCGTCGAAGTTGCCTGAGGCACGAACCGATTGGTTCTTCCTCCAGGGCATCACCCCACCATCCGCCGAGATCCGCTTCCACAGTTCCTGCGGCCCCACCATTCGCAACAAGGCCGACAGCAGCATCGAGGCCCGTTGGCTGCTTAGGCAGAACGCGATCGGTAAACAGACTGACGATGATTGCCGAGCGCAACGGGTTGTCGAGCGTCAGATCACCGGACGTGATTGACCAGTCGCCGCGCGCCGCGCGAACGTCCCACGAGATACCGATATCCATGCTTAATCCGATCAATCGGCTTTGGGCGGCCCTGACTGGCCCGATCCCGTTTGCACGCCTGTGTGCACGTGGTTGACGACCGAGATTCCATTCGCCACGACATCGTCTGTGACCGTGAGCGTTCCAGTCATGGTGATCTTGCCATTAGCTGGCGCGAGTTCGATCGATCCATCGGCCTTGAGCCAGATACGGCTCTTGGTTTGCGGATGATAGAGACAGACTTCGCCAGGCTGCAGGTCAGTCGGGCGGTTCCTCTGGTCGCCCGTCGCCACGATGACGCCACGCGAACGATCACCACTCTGGAAGATCACGGTCGCATCCGATCCAGGGACGGGTCGGCTCGCGAAGCCATAATCCTGCAGTAGAGGCAAATCCGATCGCATATTGCCACCGGGGAGCGCCACCTGCGTCGTTGGCGTGGCCATGGTTTCGTTCGTATTGGCCGTGATCCGACCGATGCCCGGCAGATTTGACAGGCTGCGGCCCATGCGTTCGAGAATATCACGCATCAGTCATTTCCGTTCACCACCGCCTGAACACCCTCATTTTTGGCCATAGGAGCCAGTAAAGGTTCAGGCTGGAATGCTTCAGAGGGCATGAGAACGAGGTCAGCATGGGTGCCATCCTGACCCGCTCGCAACGTGATTTCGCCAATGACCAGATCACGCGAATTCCCATTGTGATCCGTGAACGGCACGACAGTGTTCGGCTGCCAGAGCTTGCCCGCAGTATCCCTCCAACTATCACAGGTCAGGGTGACGGCTTGGGAGCGGCCATAGCGGCGATTGACTTCCCATTGCGCACGACGCTGGGCAATCTTGTGATCGGCATCACCGGCTTCAATCAGGATCAGCATAGGACGATCACGCGGTACGCGTGGATCTGTCGCAGCGGGCCCAACGGTCAGAGAGGCCATCTGATCGGCCAGGCGATCGTTTGAGGGCGCTGTCTGCAGGACATCGACCGTTTGCAGAACCGGGATAACCCGCGAATACCGGGCACCCAGACTGCGCACCTGAGCGACCTGCTCGACGTTTCCGCCCACCGTAAACCCGCTTGCGGCGCGCTGCGTGCCCACGCCGGAAAAGACAATATTGCCATCTGGCTGGTCATAGAAAAGCACGCCAGCCAGTCGACAGACGCGCTCGATTACCTGATAGCCAGTCTCGCTCAGGATGACCGAGAAGAGCTGGATATTCGCGTTTCCCGCGCTATTGATCGACGAGATGCTGATGTTCGAACGCTGGCAAACTGCCCTCGCAATGGCGAGCGCATTGGTGCTCGACATCTGATAGGATGACAGGAGCGCCGAACACTCAACCAGATCGGTGCTTTTCGAGGCGATCGTCACGCGCAGCGTGTGATCGCCTGGGCTCGCCAGCTCCGCAACAGTGATCACATAGCCGGTGATAACCTTCTGCGTGCCGATCAGGACCTCGCACACGTCACCGGGATTGATCAAAGTCGTCAGAGTGGTCTGAGGGTCTTCGGTGGTCAGGCCGAGCTCAGCCGTCCAGGGCATGATCTCGATCCCCAAGACGACTGCCACCTCGGTCCAGCCGGTAATCAGATGTCCGTTGACCTGTATCGTGACTTCATTCGACGTGGCTGCGTCGATCCCGAGGATCTGCTCGATCTGCGAAATAATTGTCATGATGAAAGCGCCTCGAAACTGGTCGGCATGAAGGCCGGATGAACAGGATTGGCGCGACTGATCAGATCGGATGCCCGCGAGCCGTCAGAATAGATTTGCTGCGCCAGAGCGAGTGCCGGCATGGGGGCATTGCGTTCGACCGTGATGACATCAGGCAACCGGGCAGCGCGCTCGCCCAGGTCGCGCGTGACTTGTGTCCTGAGCGCGTTGAGGCTCTGCCACGTGGCGTCCCATCCGGCGTCGGCCGCACTGGTTGCCTCTGTATCGATAAGGTCAGCCAGACCTTGGCGCATGGCCTCAGCCTCATCTGATGAGGCAGCGGACCAGTCAGCGCTGGCCTGAGCCAGAGAAAACAGGGCAGCAACCCGGCAGACGCGCGCAGTCGCCGTTTCGACGGTGGCCATGGCACCCCCGATCGGTGCGGCGCTGTCGATCGTGGCAACGCTGTAGGATGAGAGCCCCGCGAGCAGGGTTATCTGCACGCCGGGGTCATAAATCGCGCCCCGGAGATCCTCGGTCAGGGCAAAGCAGCCAGCGGCAAGAGTGTCGCCGCTGGTCGCCACCGATAGGGATTGCGAGGCTGAGATAATAGTCGCCCGGCTTGCTGTGAGCGCCGTGAGAATTGCCTGTGTTGTCGCGCCCGCCACGGTCGCGCCCGCATTGCCCTGATTATACCTCCCGTATTCTCCGGGCAGCGCCGCCAGTGCAGACGACATGATCTGAGGAGATTGGATTGCAGTGGTTGCACCGTCACCCCAGCCGGCTGCAGACGCCCGCGCCCGTGCCAAAACCGAGCCCCCACGTGCGAAAGCCGCACTTGTCGTGGCGTGATAGTCAGACAGGCAGGAGGACTGCAGGGCGAGGGCAGCGACACCAATTGCCGCGTGCAGGGCCGTTGTAACGAGCGTGCCCAGAAGATCTGTCTTCTCGATAAACTCGAAAGACAGATCAATGACGTTCATCATGCCGTCGCGCTCACGCCATTCAAAGCGCATGAGGCTCGCCTGAAACATCCCTACAGAGGGATGAATCAGGAGGCCGGGGCCCGCAATCTCAGACGCCCGGACAAGCAGATCGCGCTGCGCGTAGCAGGCTGGGCCGACGAGAAGACCCGTAATGTGATATTGCCGCCCCTGTCGGCCCATATCCTCGACCCAGACCCCATCGCGCCAGGGATAAGCATGCACGGCTGTATTGCGCCCTGACTGCCCACCATTGCCAAGCACGGCGAATGGGATGCCGCGAAAGGAGCACTGGAGATACTGAGCCGCAAGACGCGTAAGCGTGCCGGACATGTCAATTTCCTCACGTCGAAACGACAAAGGGCCGCATGAAGCGGCCCTTTGCTATGAGATTGCCACGGAGGCGCGTTACTGCACCTTGGCAGGGTCGAAAGGATGAAGTGAGAGTTCGAGCGCACCCTTTTTGCGGCGCTTCATGCCCAGACGCCCTTGCCCGAACATCTTGTCCTTATGGGTCTGGATCATTGTCGCGCCTTCGGCCTTCATCCAGCGCTTGACGGCATCGACCTGAAAGAGCTGCCGCGAGGCATCGCGACTGCACCTGATGTTCTCACCCATATTATTGCGGATCAGCCAGGACAGGCAGCGCCTCGACATGGCGCAGATAAGCGGACGCCTGCCATGCTGCTCGACCCCGGCCTGTTCGACAAACCAGCGCATGGGCCGGAAATTGACTGCAAACCCCGAGGATGGATCGCAGGAAGCCAGCGCGTTATCGACCTTCTGCTCAAGAGCGTCGATCTTGGGGCCAATCTGCTTCAGCACGATGCCTTTTAAGGTGCCGCCGATAGCAGCCATGACCCGGCGCTCGATCTCAGCGACCGAAACCTGATGACGAGCTATCCCTTCAACTTTCTCTCGGGCAGCTATGTTGCACCAAGCATGGAATTCGGGGCTGAGATATTTGGCGTAGGCGAAGCCTATTTGCCAGTGAGCCCATGTCCCAGGGCTTCTCCCGCCTCGCACTACCGTTATGGGCTCATTGCCGGATTTTCCGGCAATGACAGAATCCTCCAAGAATTCAACGAAGGACTGCGTGGAAGACAGAGCGCGCCAATCGCTAGGAGCGCGCCCGGAGGGCTCTCCCGCAGCTTTCCACATGTCTGTGAGGCACAGCATCTCGCCGCGGAGGTGAATCGGAGCTTCGTTATAGGTAAGCGTAAGAGCATTGCTCATGACAGCGTTCCTTTGTTGAAGGCTATGACGTCATCGAGAATCTGGAAAACAATCTGCATTTCCGGGCCGTCAGGACTGGGCTGGAAGTCCTCCAGCAACGGGCGAAGATAGAGCTTCGCCGTCTCAGCCTTGGCGGCGATGCCCGCAGGCGTATGGGCGGGCTGATCACCAATTCGTTCGAGAAGCTCCTGTTGCCGTGCATAAAGAGCCCCGGCCCGTGCCTCGCTTTCAAGATGCTCGAGCGAGCCATAGGCGGCACCCGGCCAGTCATCCGTTTCAGCCAACAGGCGATAGGCCTTGGCGTGGTCGCGGCAAAGGGCGATTAGATGGGCATCGGGCTGAGAGGCGGTCGCGAACGCAGGAACGGTAAGGGTGGCGAGGACCGGAACGATTCCGGTGCACAGCGCCCGTCGGCTTGTGCTATGCATGGCCTTGCCCCTTCCTGATTGTGTCGAAACTGTCGGGCTTGGTGTTTGGAGAGGCATCGAACCGGCTTCCTACGGCGGGGTTCGATGCCTCTTTTTTCTTCAATTCTTGCTCGAGCATGAAAGCGATTTGCGAGTTCATGCTCCGCGCCTGCTCCTTTGCCGTATCGCTCAGAAAAGCCTTCAACTCTGGCCTAAGCCGTATATGGATCATCGGGTCTCTTACGGTCATTCCTCACCTACCACATTGGTACTATCAAGATATACCAATGTGGTATTATTGCCGTCAATACCAAAATGGTAGATCGTGGATCTATGTCCGATGAGTCGCAAATTCATGTGCGCGTGCCCAATTCGCTTAAACGCTCCCTTCAGTCGGCAGCAAAATGGTCCGCTAGATCCGTGAACGCGGAGATTGTGTACCGGCTCGAAGGCTCGTTTTTTAAAGACGAGCTTGCGTTTATAGGTGACGAGATCGCCGGTGGTCCGCGGCTCGAACGATCCCTCACGCAGAATGAGACAACGTTCATGCTCATGCTGCGCGAGATGAACACCCCCGAGCGTCAGGCTCTTTTCGCCGTCGCAAACGAGCTTGCGGAAAAGGCGAAGCTCTACAATACCGTGCAGCGCCTCACCGCCGAACAGGACGACTAATTTCCTGTTGCGGTCGAGGTCGGGTCCATGGCCCGCGATGTGCGGACGCTGGCTATCTGCACGGTTGGCGAAGAGCTGGTGGCTTTGACCTTCGCGCCCGGCAAGGCGTTCTTGTTGTCGATCTCGATCTTGACGATGGATGGTTCTGCCGAGGGGAGCCTTAGGCCGCTGATCAGGTCTTTCCCCCAATCCGCAGGCCCCGGCCCCGGTGGAGACGCCGCGGTTTCAGCGCCTTCTCCGCCCTGCATACGATTGGCCAGCCCTCGGGCCCATTGACCCCATTCAGGCTGCGACCCTGGAGTGACCGAACCGGAAACTTGCGGAGGAAGCTGCCTGTTACCTGCATAACCGGGGATACGATCAGCCAGTCCACGGGCCCACCGACCCCAGTCGGGTTGCGACGGGGACGCAGCATCGAGAGTGCCCGTGATACGGTTACGCAGGTCATGTACCCACCCCGCAAACCCGTTAGCCCCGTAGCGGTCCCGCTCTTCGAGGCGCTGCTGCCAAGCCGTTGCGCCGGCTGCTGTGGCGTCGGCCTCACCAAGCAGGTCTTTGGGGCGGGCATAATAAAGCGAGGCTATCGCCCCGGCCTGCGACGCAGAACCTGCTCCACGGAGCCTGTCGCCCGCCCTTTTTTCTGTATTGTTCAGTTCCCAATCCGAAAACTGCAGCTGCTCGGAGAAGGTCGAATTGCGTATGTCGTGCCCGAATCGCTTCTTGAAATTTGCCTGCCGGTCTGGATGCCATTGCAGAATTCCATAAGCTTGGCCGCTATCGCCTTCCGCTCCCGCGTTGAAGCCGCTTTCCCGATCGATACGCGAGACAAGTCCCGACGCTTCGGCCGAACTACGCCCGTGTGACGTGTAATATTTATACGCTTGATACGCATAAGGTAGGTTGGTGCCGAGCTTGCGGTCGATGCCTGCACTGATCTGTGCGGATTTGCTCTGCCAGCCCAGTGCGTCGGCGCCTTGCTGCGCCGCCTCCATCACCGCCAGAATGCCGACACCTCGGGCGAAGGTACGGACTACAGCGCCCTTTCCAATCTTTTTGGGTACGCCTGCGGCGCCATTCGCAGCTTCCGCAGATACCTTCATGGCATCGAAGGCTTTTGAGATGGCCATGACCTGAAGCGCAAAGCTGGCCATGCCTAAAAGCACCGGTGCCGCGTAAAGCGCACCAACCGCGATGACTGCCTCGGCGGCTACACCCTTCCACCCTCCCAAGGCATCTACGACACTGCGTATCTTGCCGGTGATTTCATCCCAACCGCCGTCCTGCAGCCATTTGACGACGCGTCGCACGGCATCTGCCACCTCCCCGAAGATCTTGCCAATGCGCAGGGCAATCCATTCGCGGTTTTGCGCGATCCAGTTCGACATCTGGTCGACCACAGCACGCACATTCGGCTCAATCGCCTCAGCAATGCTGTAGGAAAGACCTTCTCCAGCAAGGGTTAACCCTCTCAAAGAGTGCTCTAGCCTTGCCGCGGCGTCCGCACCCTTCTGGTTATTCACGCCATAGCGCTCAGCCAGGCGGATATTCGTCTGATATTCCTTGTCGGTCTGCTGCAGGATTGGCAGCAGGCCAGCTGCGGCACCGCCGAAGAGCTTCTGTGCGGCGATTGCCTGGGCTGCAGGGTTCTTGATACCGCGCAGGCGCTTGATGAGCCGGTCAAACAGCTCATCGGGCTTCATCTGCTCGATTTGCTTTATGCTTGTGCCCGTGCCGTTGAACAGCGCCTGAAAGGTGGCCTGCGCCTCGGGCGCAAACCCGTGAGCCATTTCCCATTGCGTTTGTGAGAGCGACTGGAGCGCACCCGTGACAGCCTCGCCCGAACCGCCCGACAGCCGGGCCGCATTCTGGAGCTTGGCCAGTCGTTCCGGCGCAATGCCGATCGCGTGCGAGGTGGTGCGGATTTCTGTGCCCATCTTCGCCCAGGCACTTGCCAGACGATAGATACCCGCAACCGATGTGGCCCCGGTGATAGTTCCCAGAACCGGGGCAATCTGGCCGAGCGAGCGGAAGGCCGAAACGCCTTCACGCGCAACGCTTGTCAGGCCACCACGCAGGCGGGTGAGCCCGGTTACCTGCGAAAAGCGCTGCAGCGCCCCGAATGTGCGACGTGCCGGAAGCTGCATGCGCGCAAGGCGGCTGTTGATCCGCTCAAGGGTCGCACTCGCGCGATCCTGAGCGGTGATGGCTACGCTAACGCCGTTCCCTGCCACGTTTGGCCTCCTTGGCCCTGCGTTCGCAGATCCGGCGCGCGTCTTCCGCAGCGCGCCACAGATCCGTTCCGGTCAGGCTTTCGCATTCGGTGCGTGTCCAGCCCGGAAAGATCTCGCTCAGATCGGTGCCGAGCTGCTCCCAGTTTGCGGGCCAGGTATAAAAAAACCCGCGCAGTAATCCGCTGCACGGGCAAACATGCTGATCGGCATCTTGAGGATCGCCGCATCAGGCCAGCCGCTGATGCTGGAGACGAGCTGAATCTCGCCCCGCATGAAAGCGGTAACGTTGCCTTTAGCCTGGGCGGATTTGAATGCCCGGCGCTCTGCAACGTTGGGCTCGCGCAGTGTCATTTCTCGCCACAGGCTTTTGACCGCCTCGATTTCGCGGTCTGCGACGATCACAAGACGTTCCTCATGGCTCGGCTGCTCATCGGGCTGTCGCCTCGCGCCTTCCTCGAAATCGGTGACGAATACGATCGCCTCATCGAGCTTGCGCGAGGGCAGTGCATACAGCGCCGTCAGAGGCCAGCCCGAAACGCGCGCGACCAGATCGATCTGCGAGTCATAGACTGTTTCCTGATCGGGACGCGGGCCGATCTTTTTCGAGGCTTCGAGCACATGGAAGACGCAGGGCTCGAACAGCTCGAGCCGGGCGTATTCGCCTACCCTGACCTTGATCGGCTCATCGAGCGTGATTACCAGACGTGCCTTATCAGGCGCCACGTCATCAGGCGCCCCATCAGTGAGCGCGCCCATAGCTTCAGCGTCAGTGATCTGGTTCATCCAACCGTATCCTCAGTCACAGTGTCGCTCTCGACATGCAGCTCGAACGTGCCTTCCTGCGTGTTGAGATTGATCTCGCCTGTCTGCCAGCCGTTGACCGTGGTGATAACCTTCCCGTTAGCCTGAACGAGCACGATGTTGAGGCCCGACGCACCCTGGAAGTCGGAGATTGATCGGTCGCGACGATCACGGATGGTGGCCTGGAAAAATCCTGGCTGCGGCATCACGCTGAATCCCTCAACAGCCGACTGGCCCTTGAGGGTTTCGTTGACATAGCCAGAGGCCTGCCACTGAGCATCGCCAACGATGTTCCACGGCTCGCCGTTGATGTTGAGGGTTGCGAGCCCCGCGAGGGGGCCGCGATAAGCGGTTTCAGACATCGGACCTCCTTACGATTTCACGAACTGGGCAGTGCCCGCGATGATCCAGAGCTGACCGGCGAAGTCATAGGGCATCGAAAGCTTGACCACGCCATTGCCGACATTCTGCGCCACGATATTGGCCGCGAAATTATCGGGGTTCTGGACCCAGTACTGGGCAGCCTGCCAGCGGTAGCGGGCCACGCATTGCTTGCCGACCAGCTGGGCCGTCATGACCTTCGTGCCAGCGCTGATCTTGGCCCCGTCCGCCACCAGAATGGCGCCGAGACAGGTTTGGGCGAGATAGGCGGCCATATCCTGCAGGCAGACCGTCGCCTGCATCATGGTCTCGATGCCGAGATAGCTGTTATCAGGCTGCCCGGCCGCGTTCTTTTGGTACGTGGTAATCAGACGCTGAATGGTAACGGTGCCATCATCGCCGATAAGATGCGTCGAGAGCCCGTCATAGAGCAGGCTGTTGCGCTCCTCGAATGTGAAGCGCCCGGCATCGCTGGGCGGCATGACATTGAGTGCAAGCGCTGTGATCGGGATGGCCGGATTGGCGCGCATCGAAAGGGCGACCTGCGCACCGATCTCCGCAGCCCAGCGAAGCGGATCAGACGCGCTGTCAGAGATAGGCATGGTCGTCGCATGCGGGTCATTCTGCGCCATCCCGAACGCCGTCGCCTGGCCGTAAGTGCCGCGATATGCGGTGATGGCGTGCCCATAAAGCTGCGACATGGGCGACCAGCGCGAGGCGAGGGCCGTTTTCAGGGCCGTGAGGCTGCCGCTGTCGGTGTAGGGATGGATCACGAGATCATAAACGCGCTCACCCATGGAGGCGAGGGCCCCCGCGAGCGCAGTCGGGTTTGCCTTGCCGCCCTCCATCTGCGCGATCTCTACAGCGAGACCGGCAGGAACGCTCTGCCCGCCTGCCGTGCCCAGGAGCGAAACAGAAAGGAGCGTGTCGTTACCGGCCAGCCCCTTGTTCAGCGCGGTGACGTTGACCTTGCCCGCCGTTGTCCCATCGACCGCCATGGTGACGGCGAGGCCGGAGATCGCCTGCGCAGAAGCGACAATGTTGCCGGCAACCGTCGCGGCTGTATCCGCTGCGGTCACCAGCGTGCTGACAAGCTGATCGCCGATATAGAGCGACAGTGTGCCGGATGCCGATGCCGTGCCTGAGATCGTGAAAGACCCGGTGGCTGCGACCGCCGAGGGGTCATCGGACAGGCCCATGGCCCAGACTTCGCCCTGCGTGTCGATTGCCCGATACCAGGAGACGGCCCGCGCCGCCTGTGAGCCAACGCCATACTTGCTGGCGGCATCGGTCGCCCCGAGAGACAATTCGGCAACACCAGAGATCGCGGATCCGGCTGCGGTCATGCCCGCAATAATCAGAATGCGACGTGCGGCGGTGGCGGTGTTGGCCTTCGAGTTGTCGAGGGCAAAATACACGCCGGGATTGCGGTTATCGGCAGAGTAGCCGGGAATGGTGATCGTATCGCTCATTCTTTCGCTCCCGCCACAAGGGCACGACCCGGTGCGGGCTCATCCCCCTCAGATGAGGCGCCTGTTTCAGCAGCATCGTCCTCGATGTCGACAACATCGCCCTTGGCTTTGGCACGCAGCCAGAAGGCGGTTTCCGGCACGTCTTCGCCTGAGTCTTTCAGCAGGCGCAGCGTGCCCGGCCAGCGCATTGCGCGGCCTTTCGCGGGTTTCACGCGCATGGGGGTGACCTCATTGATTTGGGAGGGTGACGCGCAGATCGGCAAAATCGTCATTGCCGTCTGCGCTCGTTTTGCCGTCGATCTCTGCCAGTGGCAGACCCGTCAGCTCGAAATATTCGCTGTATTCCAGCCCCAGACGCACCGTGACCATGCCGAGAAAGGTTTCGCCGGAAGCATCGATCTGCACGCGCAGATCAATCTCGGTCACTTGCTGGATCATGCCTTGAAGGGCAGGGCTCTGCATCAGGGCATATTCGATCTGGCTGCCCAGCCGATCGAGCGCCAGTTCGGTTTTCTCTGCAGAACTGTGCGAGACCTTGCCGACCGCGACGAGATAAGCCACCCGGCGAAAGCCAGGGGCCGAGCGTCCGAAGCTCTCACCCCTATCGATCGGCACCTGAAGCGCGATCTGCGGGAGTTGTTTGGCTTCAGAGGGCATGCTGCGCGCTGTAAAGACCTTCTCACCCGCATCCGTGCCAGAGGCCAGCAGGACACGGCAGGCCGTTTCACGCAGTAAAAGGCGGTACGGTATCGTCATCATCGTCTCGGAAGTTGAGCATGAGCAACATGCCACCCCGGCTATCGGCTCGGGCCTCACGCACGGTGAAGGCTGTGCCACGCACGGTCAGATTGTCGCCCGGTACGGGCAGGGCGCGCATTCGGGCAAGCTGCACGCCAAGAACGGCGGCGTAATTGACGATATGCGTCGGGCCCAGATCGGTGCCGTCATCGGGGAAGGTCGGGACAAAGGCATCATCGAAGATTCCTGTCGTCGCATAGCCGGGCCCCTCGATCGGCTCATAGAAGACGGCCTCACCAAAGGCCTGCATGCACGGGCCAAGGGCGAGGCCATCAAAGTCGATCATTTTTCGGGCTCTTTCGTCGGTTCCTGTCCACTACCGGAGGGCACAACACCTGAGGCCTGCGCATCGGCTTCGACGCGTTCGATATGGCCAGCAGCGAGCAGTGCCTGTGCCTGCGCCTCGGGAAGGTCAAATACCTTGCCCGCTTCAAGACGCTTGCCATCATGGGTGAGGGCGCGACCGGGAAGCACTCGGACGCTGATCGTTTCTGTCTTGGCCATGGCTCAGCTCGCCGGGTTGGTGACGGTTGCGGCAAAGCAGGCATTCACCCGGCTCGGGATGACGAGCGGCGCCGATTGCAACATCAGGAAACGCTGCGCCGGGTCTTCCTGCATCCAGCTCTTGGGGGCGTAGGCCATGGCCCCATAAGCAAAGGCCGGATCCTTGATCGCACCATAGGCTCGGGTGCCGTTGAGCTGATCGGAGATACCGAGAACGGTACCGTCAGGAATCATCGGCTTTTCGGTATTGTCGGCGTCGTCGACGTACCAGTCGTTGTAAAGCCAGACGCGGATATTGCCCCAATAGCCCTTGAGGATGGCTCCAGGAGCAACCTTGGGGCCAAACTGGAAATTGGCGTCCCCATTCTGGCGGATGGCCGAGTTGATAATGGCCGTTTTGATCGTCTCATCCTTGAGCAGCGCATTGTAAGGGCTGTTGGTCAAGACGAGATCGGTCAGCTGCGCGCCACTGGCCTTGAGCATGGCAGTCGTCCAGGCATTGATATCTGCGGTGGGGCTGGCCGTTGAATTGGCGGCATCCCACATGCTTGAGCCCGTGCGCACAATCGTGAGCGACGGATCGCGCATGAAATCGATTGTCGAGGTCGGGAAGCCATCACCGGAAACCGTTAGCTTGCCGGTGAGGAGCGCCTGAGCCGCCATCCATTCCTGACGGCGCTTGAGCATGTCGACCTGATCGTTCAGCTCGAACACGAGATTGGCTTCCATGCGCTCCGGAGCCGACATCTCTCCGCCGCCAATACGCTCGCCGATCATACGGCGCACCGGACGCATCAGATCGAGAGGCCGCTTATCCTTGACGTAGGGCGGCTCGAAAACGTTGGTCTGAATGCGACGCTGCTCGACCATCTTGCCTTCGACGAGCGGACTCACGAATGGCGACATACGGCGCTTGCCGACATCGATGTCGATCGAGACATACTGTGAATCACTCTCGATGATATTGCCGAAGAAATTATCGAGGAAAAATGTCTGGGCCTGCTTCAGGTTGGAAACGACCTGAACCAGCACGTTGGTGTCATAAATCGAGATAGGGGGCACGGGTCAGGCTCCTCAGGAAGGATCGGCGGCGCTGACCGCGGATTTCAGAAAGATGGAAAGGGGGCGAAGCGCTGCTGTCGCAGCCGCAGCCGTGAGGCCAGTGCCGAGCGTAACCGCGTTCACATTGAATTCGCCCGTCAGATAGACGCCTGCGCCTACGACATCGCCGGAAGTGGTGTTATAGGTGTCGGCGAGGATTGCGACCGGGTTCTGGCTGCCATCCGTGGCCGCCGAGGCAGCAGGGATATATTTGCCCGACGCTGTCACAGCGCCGAGCACCGTGCCACGCACAAGCACGCCGTTACTGCCAGCCAGTGTGACATTGCCGGTAACGCGAGGATAGACACCCGCAATCAGCTGATCGGGTAGGTAGGTGGCATCGAATGTGCCGGGCGTCTGCGGATAGATGCCGTTGGTGGTGCTGTCGCTCATGGGCTTATCGTCCGGTCAGGGCGCGGTGGCGCGCGGTCAGGCGGGCAGCAACACCCGCAACAGAGTTTCCGTCAGGGCGGTTGTGGCCGTCCTCGGAAAGGACAGGCGCCGTGCGCTCGCGGCCCATGCGGGCATCAAGCTGGCTGATGGGCGCCGCTGCCTGAGAGGGACCGATGCCCGTCGACCCGCCAGTGCGCTTGAGGGTGCCGATCACCTGATTGCGCGTCATGCGCGTGTTCAGGGCGAGATCCAGAGCGAGGATCGGATTACCCTCAGCGGCATTGCTACTCATGATGGCGGCGATGCGACCGCGCTCACGCGCGCGCGCCTTGGCCGTTTCATTATCGTCCTGATCTTCGGCGTCAGTGTCATCGTCGCCTTCCTCGGCGTCGGTATCGCCCTCGTCGTCGTTATCGTCTTCTGCACGACGGGCCTTTTTCGCCTTTTTGCCGCGCTTGCCGGTTTCGGGTTTGGGGTTTTCCTTCTCGTCGTCATTGCCGCCTTCGCCGCCGTTTTCCTCATCGCCCTCGGCGCGGGCAACGGCGCCGGGGCGGGTGAGGGCAGGGTCAATGCGTGTCGGGGCAGCGCTTCGGGCCGCGCCGCCGAACAGATGTGAGAAGCCGATCTTTTTCGACATCAAGAGTCTCCAGGGCATAAAAAAAGGCCCCGGAAAGGGGCCTTGCTTGCAAGCGAGGTTGGGTTGGGTCAGACCCTCAGCAAGGCGCTGATGGCTTCCTGCGGCGTGGCGATCTGGTCAGCGAGACCGAGCGCTATGCCATGCTCACCCATGAAGGTTGCGGCCTGAGTATTCCGCACGATCTCGGGCGAGATATTCCGGTTGCGGGCGACGAGCGCCACGAACATTTCCCCCATCTCATCGATATCGGCCTGCATGCGCTCGCGCGCCGGGTCGGTAAGCGGTGTGGTGGGGTATGAATCGGCCTTGCGGGCGCCATACTGGAATGTCGTGACCTTGATGCCCGCATCGGCAAGCGAGGCCGTGACATCGACATGCATGCCGACGACGCCAATCGAGCCTGTGCCGCCCGTGCGAGGCACGGTGATGAAATCGGCAGCAGACGCAATGGCGTAGGCGGCGGAATAGGCCACGTCATCCAGAATGGCCCAGATCGGCTTGTCGCCACGCGCCTGATAGATGAGATCAGCCGTGTCGAAACACTCACTAACCGTGCCACCGGGCGAATTGACGATGAGCGCGATGCTGTTGACGGCAGGGTCTTGCAAAGCCGTAGCCAGAGAACACCGGATATCCTGATAATAGGTCGCCCCGGACCAGGACCAGCCATAGCCCGGCAGGAGCACGCCCGAAACCGGGATGACGGCGATCCCCTCGATTACCTCATAGGGCGCATCCGGTGCCGCCATGCGTTCACCGAGAAAGGCTTCGGCATTGCCGCCGCCCTGAAACCCGACGCGCAGAAGGGCGAGGCTGGCCTCAGTGAGGGCGATCGGGCGGTTTAGAAAAAGGGAAGCCGTCTTCATCATCTTGCGTCCTTTTCCTGAGGATTTGCAGCATCGTCTGCAGTCTTATCGTTCAGCGCCCATTCAGGCATGGGGATGCCCTTCTGAGCGAACTTGCGGATCTCGACCTCGCGCTGATCGACAACCTCTTCCCAATCTTCACCGCTGTTTTCTGCAATTTCGTGCTCAAGCGTCGAGAGGCTCGCATCGAGCCCCATGATCGAGCCTTTGCGCTCTGCTACGGGGTCGATATAGCCGCGCCCCGGCCCGAGCCATTTGCAGCGGGCGAGGGGCGTTTTCAGGTCCGGGAAATGGTGGGCGAGAAAGTCTTTCGGCACGCCGGCAGGCATGGGCAAATCGTGCAGGGTTACGCATTCTTCCAGCCAGGAGGACCGGAGAGGGGAGGCGAAGCCCTGGGCGAAGTTCTGCCTGCGTCGTGACATGGTTTTCCATGCCTCGATCAGTGCGGCGCGGGCCGAGCTGTAATTCACATCGGACCAGTCATTACTGACCTGCATAGCCGAGACACCGGCACCCGAGGCAACGTTGCGCAGGATCGCCCCCTCGAAGTCGCGGAAATTCGAAGCGGGTCGGGCGGCGCTGACCGTGTTGATCTTTTCGCCCGGTGCCAGCATGGGCATGCGGACATTGCCGAGCATGACGCGATTGCCGCCGTGAAACTCGCTGCGGAGATCCTGATAGGCCGACCCGGCCTCACCGCCGCCTAGCGCATCAGCCACCATTTCCTGATCGAACGGGCTTTCGACATAGGCGCCGAAAATCGCATTGACGATTGCGGCGTCCAGTTCTGTCCCGTCATATTTTATCAGCATCTTGAGGCGCTGCACCACGGGGGCGAGGATGCCCGCACCGCCACGATGCTGACCGGCGCGCTCGGTCTGGAAGTGATGCACGACATTGGGCCTGCCCCATGCCGTCTCGCGGGTGATGTAGTTCCATTGCTGCGTCTTGGCCGCTGCAAACCAGTCACCCTGATGAGCCGCGCGGATGTGATAGCCAACCGGCGCGCCCCATTCATCGATCTGCACCCCGCCACGGCAGAATTCCATGTCCCAGTTATTCTGGGGCACGGAGAGCCGGTCAGGGTCGATCAGGTTGAAGGTCGTGGCATATTCGGCCCGCCCGCGCCCGATGCGCTCAGGCAGCCAGCATACCTGCGCCAGGGCATCGCCATCCACCAAATCATGGCGCATGGCAGACCAGCAAATCTGCGTGAAGGTGAGGCGACGCCCGACATCGCAGTAGCGGTTTTCGTCTTCGGCGAAAGACCGCCAGTGGCTGTCGACCACGCGGCCCCATTCATCGGCCCAGGCGGCATCGAAGGCAAAGCCGGTCTTGACGCGCAGGGCGCGATAATCGGGCTTGCTGATGGCACGGAAAGAGCCGCCGATTGCGTTATCGAGCACGCGGGTGATGGTGCCCGAGGCCCAGCCATCGTTGCGCACCAGGTCGCGCACACGCGACACGATACGGTCGCGGTAGATGTTGAGCTCGACATCTGGCGACCAGAGAAGCGGATTCCAGGCCGACATATGAGCGCCGGTGATATCGGCGGCATCATAGGGCGTGTTTCCCCAGCCGCCATTGAGCGCCAGAGAGCGACGACGCGGGGCCGCAGGCGCGGGCGCACGGCGCATCGGATTGCCATCCGGGCCGAGGATCAGCGCGCTGCGATCATTCATCGAAAGGAAATCCTCAGGGGTCTGCGCCGGGTGATCCCGAGCTGTGTCTGCAGGAGCTGGATGTAGTTCAGCAGGTCGGTTTTGTTGGTGGCCGTATAGGTGACGGATCGAGCGCCATTGACCTGTGAGTAGGAGACCGAAACCGGCTTTCCGCCCGTCATCAGGTCATTATAGGCCTGTTGGGCTGCGGCGAGATTGGCCTGTAGCTGCTCATTGGTCAGGCCGGAGAGGATCGTTTGCCGAGGCTTGATCGGGGGGTATCGGGTGAAACTCATTCCAGCCTCTTTTTCAGGGTGTAGCGCACCGCCTGGCCGATCATGCGATCGGTCTCGCGGGCGACGACATCGGCGACGATCTTCTCGAAGGAAATGCGCGGTTTGTAGTTCGGGGCGGCAGGGGTGAAGATCAGGATCTGCGCCACCTGGCCGGGGCCAACATACTTGTAGATCCCGCTGGGCCGCCCATTCCCGCGCTCGCGGGCAACGAAGTATTCTGAACGCTGACCGCGTGCATTCTTGCCCTTTTTGGCGAGGCGCTTGGCACTATTGGCGGTCATGTTGGCCTTGAAGCCGTTTTCCTCGAACTGGCCGAGGCGACTCAGAATGCGGGTGATCTCGCCTGACTGGATATTGCCATTGGCATCCAGCGGGGCATCCTTGCCCGGCACCCAATATTGCCCCTCGGATATGCCACGCATCAGATACTCGGAGCGCTTCATGCGGCGCCGACCACCGGTGTCTTGAATATTGAGATAGCGGTAGGCGTTGGGGTGCTTTTCGCCGGTCCCGTCTTTCGTGATCACCTCGGCTTCGAGGTGTTCGCGCGTGGCGGGCAGGATGGCGAAAGCGCCTAGGGTCCAGTTGTTCGGATTGTCGAAAACCTCTTCCATTTCCGACACGATCGCGCGTTTTGCGACGCCTGCGACCTTGTTCATCGACATGGCAATCGCGGCAGGCACTTCTTTCGACGAGAGTTGATCAAACGCTGCCATGGTGTGGCGGACATCGATCTTCACCCGGAAATCTATGCCTGCCATGCCGGTTCACCTTGCCATGCGTGAGATCACGCGGCGCAGCCGCTCTTTCCGAGAAGTATCGCCGGAGGTAGGGGAGGGCGCTACCTGAGCGACGACGCGGGAAGCCACGCTTGCGCCTGATCCGGTCTCGTCTGATGGCACCACCGGCACCATGACGAGGCTGTTCTGATCCCATGGCGCGGCCCAGGCGGGCGGTGATTCCCATTTGATGCGGGCAATGCCGAAGAGATAGGCCATGACATTGTTCATCACCATGAGATCGGTCCGCTCATTACGGGCCGAACTTGTCGCCTTCTCCCACCGTCCATCGGGGCGGCGCTGTTCGGCAACGAGCTGCTCGAAGAACGGGTGAGGTGGCTCGGCTGCCAGCAGCGCGCCGGGGAAATGCACATACCATGGCCCCGGCTCACCCTTCTGCAGCTGCGTCGACAGATCGTCCTTGAAGCGGTTGGGGTTGAAGAAGCCAACCGGCACCTCGCCGCGCGCGTGGGCCATGCGGTCCTTGCGTTGTGAATCGGGGTAGGTGACGACAAGGGTAGGGGCGTTGAACGAGCTCGCACCCTTGAGGGGCAGAATGGTCCATCCGTCGCGTCCATCGAATTTGCCGAGACGCCGCGCACCGCGCCGCTTGCGCGACCGGCGCCAGGCACCATAGGCCTGCAGGGTGACGCCATCCTGACCACCGCTGTCATAGCCGACGCTCAGTATTTTCATGCACCGGCCCGAGCCATCAGCAAGAGGGTATTGCGCCTCTTCCAGCGAGACCAGTAGATTATCCCAGTCACTCAGGCTGGTGGCCGGGTCAGCAGCGATCACGCGGTCATCGATGACCCAGCTTTCGCCATTGACGCCCCAGCCGCGAACAAGAAGCTCAAAGCGATTGGCCTGAATATCCACCGCAGCGGTCAGGAAGCGAACGCCCTCGGGCACGAAGCCCAGGCGCAAACCGGGCTCGGCACGGGCGGCGAGCGCCCCGGCATCGAGAGACCCGGCCACCCGCTTGGCCTGATAGGGCAGGCCCCAGCGCTTGACCGTGACGGCGCGCAGATCCTTGTCATCGCCGGTTGCCTCGAACGCACGTTGCGCCTTGGCCATGTCATAGGCGAGCGAGCCTACGCCACCGATGACGAAAGGCGACATCAGGCCGGTTATCCAGAAACCCGCTGTGCGGCTTCTGACCAGATCGCCGGTGACCTCGCCCTCGGTCGAAATCTCCTGCCCATGCCCGACCCACACGCCGTCGCGGTTCATGGCGCGTCGCCACTTATCCTCGATCAGCGTGCCGCAATGCGGGCAGAGCAAGGCCGCGCTTTCTGCAATCTCGTCGAGCGGCGCTTCTGCCTCCCAGTGCAATGTCATCGGGACTGAAGCGGTAGGATTTGGGCTCGAATAGCCGTTGCAGTGCGGGCAGGGCCACCACCAGACGCGGCGGTCGCTATCCGCGTATTGCTTCATGATGCCATCCGTCCAGAGCGACGGGTCGAGCCCGTTGGCGCGGTCTGGATGGCTTTCTGCCAGCAGCATGCTCTCCTGCCCGAATGTCTCGCGACGGATCGAGGCAAGGGCG